CTTGCCTCGAATCCTCGGGGCGAACGAAGCCACCGACGTCTTCGCTCTGGCCGAGACCCTGCCCGAGTTCGACGTGCTCATCGACCGCGTGGCGAAGCGGTTTGTGTACGCGGGCTGCCAGGTGAATCGAGCGACATTCCGGGCTGCTGCGGGTGGCCCGCTGGAACTCGACCTCGACGTCATCGGCAAGACCGAGGTCGTATCGGCGACCGCGTTCCCATCGATTACTGCTCCGACCGACCCTCCCCACGTCTGGCAGGATTGCGTTTGCACAGTCAACGGGTCAGCCCGCGTGGTGACGCAGTGGGAACTGACCATCGACAACGCGCTTAACGCGAGATTCTCGAACTCGCAGACTGCGACCGACATTCACTCGACGGATCGCATCGTCACGGTGAATCTGACTGTGCCCTACACGTCGTCCGAGGTTGACCTGTACGGGGTCAACACCGGCGGGGCAGCGGCGGCGACGTTCGTTTTCACGAACGGCAATTACTCGACGACGTTCTCGATTGCGAAACTTCAGGTCCCTGACCAAAGCCCGGTCGTTGATGGGCGAGGAGAGATACTATTGCAGCTTCAGGGGGTGGCGAAGAAGTCGAGCACGACAAACGAACTGGTTATCACCCACGACAGCACCGCATGAGCGGACAGACGCGGGCGCAGTTGTGCGAACTCTGGATGCGGTTGGGCGGGATCGAGGATCGCGTCGGGCCGAAGGCGTTGGGCGATCTGGTGCGGGCCAGGTCAGAGTTGTATCGAATCCTGTGTGAGGCGGAATGATGGTGCTGACAGCATTCGTGGACGATGGCTACACGCGAGACGGGCGGATTGCCGAAGCGGCTGGGAGGTGGCCGGAGATCAATTTCGCGTATCGGCCTGCTGACGCCTCGCAGTTCACGGAGCAGGTCGTCCGGGGCAAGCACCTGGACGATGCCGCGTGGCACAAGTTCGTCGCCGAGAGATTGGCGAAGAATCTGGTCTCGTGGGACATCCGCAACAGCAAGGGCGAGTCAGTGCCGATCACTGCGGAAAACCTGATGCGGTTGGTCCATCCTGTGTTGATGCGGATCTACTCGATCATCAACAGCACCGAGGCGAGCGACGACGTGGGAAACTGGCAGCGGGTGTGAGGCTGGCCATCCTCCACCCGGGCATCGCGTGGCGTGATTGTGCGGACTGCGAGGCCCATGTCTACGACGAGAAGACGGGGCGACGGATGGAACACAACGGGAAGCCGATGAAGAGGCCCAAGGGCAACCTGGCACCGTGCAGGACGCGGCAGAATGGCTGCCCGAAGGGGACGCCGGAAGCATCGCGGGCACTCAACGAGCGGAACCAGCGGGCGTACCAGCATTACCTCGAATGTCGTGCCGTCAACCAGTGGCCCGACGATGGCATCGTGAGGCGGAACGCGTCGATCATCCGCCAAGTGATGGACGCGTGCGAGCAAGAATTGACTCTCTTGGGGAAGATCGCGAATGGCTGACGGAAGTCGTGACGTCACGATCAAGATTCGCCTCCAAGCCGAGGGGCAAGCTGACATCCGCAAGGGCATTGAGGAGGCGGTGTCGAAGCCCGCGAAGGTGGCCCAAGGCGAGATGGGCAAGGTTCGCTCTTCGACCGTCGAAGCGGCTCGCGGGATCGCTGAGATCGGCAAGGCGTCGGATGCGGTCTATCAGAAGATGGCGACCGCTGAGACCCGCATGGCAGCGATGCGGCGGGACGAGCGGATCAAGGAGTTAAAGGCCAAGAAACGCGACGCTCAAGAGGAGATGCAGTTGATGCAGCTAACCGCCGAGAAGGCGGCACAGGCTGAGGAGCAAGCGACGCGGTTCCGAAAGATCAAGTCAGCGGAACGGCTCGCGGTCTACAAGCGGGAGAAAGCCGAGGAGGTCCGGCTAACGGAAGAGGCGGAATCCAAGAAGCGGGCAAGCGAGGCGGCGACCGCCAAGTTTCGGAAAATCGCGGTCTCTGAGCGGCTGGCAGCGTTCAAGCGCGAAAAGGCCGAGGAGGCCCGCGTCAATGCCGAGGCGGACGCGAAGTCGAAGGCGATGGAAGCGGCTGCGACCAAGTTCAAGGCGATCAGGCTGTCTGAGCGACTCGCGGCTTACAAAAGAGCGAAGGCCGAAGAGGTGCGGTTAGAGAAGGAGGCCGAGGCGCAGAAGCGAGCGGCAGCAGGCCAAGGCGGCGGATTCTTCAGCGAACAGAAGGGCCGGTTTGCCCGAGGTGTCGCAGGTGCAATGGCGGCACCGGCTGCAATCGGCCTCGGGGCGCAGTTCGCCAACAGCATCGGCGATACCCTCAAGACCATCGCGGCGATTGTGCGTGGTGATGAGGAAGGGGCAAAGCGGTCGCCTCTCTACATGGCGGGCGTGAACTTCTGGGAAGGCGTCAAGGAGTTCTCGGAAAGCACCGGCCTCTTCCGCGACATCCTGCCAAAGATCCTGCCCGACTTCCTCCAAGACGAAAAGAAGCGGAGAGCTGAGACGCTCAAGGAAGACGAGGCCAAAGCACTCACGCTGCAAGCACAGCTAAACGATATCATCCTCAAGCGGACGCAAGCCGAACGTGATCTTCTGGCCGCTGAGAAGCAACGCATCGAGGCAGCCCGGCAAGAGTTCGGCTTGATGACTCAGCCCGAGCAACAAGCCATCGCCAACATCGCCAAGAAGATCGGGGCAGGCGGAATCCAAGCACTGACCGGCCCGGAACTAGAGCAGGCCCGAGGCTTTCAGGGGTTCGCGGGCTTGATCAGCGAGCAGGCCAAGCAGGCGGCAGGGGCTGGCGGGTTCGATGCGATCCTGGCGGCAACGGGAGCGGCTAAGCGGGCGGCGGACCTAGAAGCCAAGATCAAGGCCGAGGTAAAAAACACGTTCAACCTAGACCTCGATCCCGCCGACTTGGCGAACCAGTTGGAGGAGAAGATCAAGCCCGCATTGGCGAAGGTCGAAGCGGAGATGATTAAGACTCTCCAGAGCGAACTCAAGGCCACCGAGACACGCATCCGACAGGCTCAGGCGATCCCCCTGCAATGATTCTCCGCTACGGTTCCTACACGCACGCCGATGCCGAGGTCTCGGTGTCGATCAGCAAGCAGCCGGTGTTCAACACGATCGGTCTGCGGAAGGGCTACATCGAGCGGTGGCAGGTTCGCGGGATCTTGCATGCGGCAGACGCTGACACGCTCAGGACCGCGATAGAGACGCTGGAAGCGGGCTATGGGGCGGACAACTACGACCTCGTGTTGTACGCGTCGGATGGCGTCACGGTGCGTCACGCGATGAGGAACGCGGGCTCCCCGGGTGGCGTGCGGGTCATGCAGTTGGACTACCCCGAAGGCGACGGGGCCGAGTACACGACCTACCGCACCTATTCGATCTCCCTCGAAGCTGAGTACCTCACGCAGCTTGGCGTCGAGTCATACACCGAGACGTATGATTTCAGCGGCGGTGGCGAGGCGTGGGTCATGGTTGAGACGATCACCGGACCACCACTCCGGCAGACTGTCAGACAGCAGACCCCATACCGATGCACGCAAAGCGGGTCGAGCGTGGGCGGTGGGGCTAGACCGTCACCGCCTCCCCCGGCGTTCCCCAGCGTCGAGCACGTCAACGAACGGCGGATTACCTACGGAACCCCGCAATTTCTGCGCAACGGCAACATCCAGTACCCTCTTTCGTGGTCGTACTCGTTCGAGTCGGCGACTCCACTCTTTGCTCTCCCCCCTGGGTAACCCATGGCTACACGACGATGGCTTGGCAACGCTCTGGCGATTGCCCAACGCGAGACGATCACGATCGGCGGAACGTGGGTCGCCAACGACACACTCACTGTGACCTGCAACGGGCGGGACCTGGTGTTGACGATCGGCACCACAGTCACCACGACGCAGATCGCGACGGAACTGGCGGCGGCATTGGGCAGCACCAGCAGCACGCTCGGCACGAACTACTCAGCCAACGAACGCGGGCCGAACATCGCCGAATTCCGGGAGTTCGTCGCGGGCGACACTGCACCAGCGGCAAGCGGTTCGACGGTCATTCTCTACGGGCGAACCAAGGGCAAGCCGTTCACGATCACCGTGGCGAAGTCGTCTACCTCGGGGACTGTCTCGACGTCAACGACGATCTCGGCGACCGGGCCGAACCACTTCGACAACGCGGACAACTGGAGCGGGGCGACGGTTCCCGTGGACTCCGACGACATCGTCTTTGACTCGGGCTCTATCCCCCTGCTCTACGGTCTGTCTCAGGGGACCGTGACTCCCGCGTCGATCACGATCACGCTCGGCTACACGGGCAAGATCGGGCTGGCGTCGATCAACGTGGACGACACCGCCTACCAATACACTGAGTACCGCGAACGATTCCTCATCTTGTG